ATACTTTGATATAGAACAGCTATCATTAAACGTAAGTTTTTCTTTAATTTTCTTTAATTTTATGATCATTGGAAATTTTAATTCATCCCATTTAATAATTTCTAAGAATATTTTCTCAAGATAAATATCGTTGGCATGATTATAATTAAACTTGATACTCATGGTTAGATCTTTGTTCCATTCATTGAATTCATTATTTAAGAGGGGGTTTACTTCATTTTCTCTAAACTCGGCGATGCATCGATTCAAATTTGCTAATCCCGAATTAACACCACAAAGTAGAATATTCAGGTAGCCAGCACTTAGGGCTTTTCTTCTGACGAATCTTATAGTGGGTGCCTTAAATGGATCCTGGTTATCCCTAACAATAGTGGGAAGATCATCATAATTACATAACATTTCATCAGTAGTTTTCATTAACGTGCTAACGGGATCATAAATATCATTTGTATCTAATATCTTTTTATATTTAGCTATATTGCGATGACTATTAATATAATTATACATTTGATTTCTTGTATCGTAATGTTCATTACTATACAAACATTTAAGGTATATTTTGTTCAATTTAATAAATCTCTCTTCAAATTTTTTTGTAAAGTCATCAATCCATTTGGAATGTTTTCAGATATCAATTTGTTGATTTATATCCGTTCGACGTCTAAACCACATTCTTTGAGTAGTACCTATTAATTTATTAGGCTGAGAATAATAAAATTTATAATAGTCGGAATCTTTATCACATAATGTAACATTTTCTATTCCTCCCCAGATTTTAGCCTCTTCTTTCATCCATTCTATATCCATTAAGACGTAATACATATCATTCACAAAATGATAATTATATAAATTTTCATATATCCATGACCATATTAGCGCTTCATATTCTTCAATAGTCAGAATCGGTTTTTCTGGATTTAGAATACGTGCCATACATTCAATTAGAGGTCGTATTGGCATTCCATCATCTCTCCAATAATAGGATAAAAAGCTAGGTTTACCAGTAAAATAATAATTTTGACGATGTGTTTCTCCTTTCATCAAATTATGGATACGAAATATTTGAGATGAATATTGATACCCAATCGGTTTCTTTTCTGAAGTTCCTTCCATTAATTCATACCATGGTTCATCATATATAGGTTTTTTATATTCAACTTCCATATTTTCCGTTTCACAGACGACAGTATCCTCAGGAGATGATTTAAAGTTGAATAATGCTGCTGCAATATCCGAAAATTTCTTTTTAAACATAAGAGGAGTCATTCCTTTTAAATCATCAAATAATACATAGTGATCATCCCCATAAACACCTATCTCAAATTCAGTATCCTTATAATCCATGACTTTCATTATTTCATATATGACATTAAAATTTGTTATACTATCAATTAAACTCGTTAAGAGAGAACCGGATGGAACTCCTCCTACTCTTTCTAATACCTTACTTTTATCTATGATATATGTTCCATTCATAACTTGCTCTCTAACAAATTTAATCCAATTTTGAATATAATTATGAGTATTAACATCTTCATGATCAAATAAATATGAGATAGCACGAATTGCATTTTCAAATAAGTACGAATTTACTCTTTGGTCATATTGAGACCAATCTCCAGAAAAAATGTATTTTCTTTCTTTCATATGATATCTTAAGTAATTCCATGATACACCAGCTCGTTTTAATCCTAGCATAATAGGAGTATTTCCGAATAAGCATTCTTTATTATAAAATTTGATTCTACTCATAATGGGATACCAAACTGGATGATTTATCCATTGTTCGATGGCATCTGGTAAGGATATTACTCGACCTACTGGTTCGTTATGCCTAACTTTGCTGACAGCTTTTTTCTTTTTAATTATTTTAGGACGTGATGCCATGGTCCAATTTATTTTAGGTTGAAATCCATTTTCTTGGGAAGTCCAATTACTATATATCATCTCGTAAGCCCCAATCATGAGTGGTACACATTCTGATTTCTCTTGAAATCCAAGATTATTAAGTATATAACCAGGATTCGCATCCATATTTATTTTAATTGTTTTTATAACTTCACCAAGGGATTGTAATTTAATTTTTTTTTAAATCTCCTGGATAGATTTTTTTTGCTAGCATTTTATAATCTAATTTAAGCATACCATTTCTGGCTAGATCTTTTGTTTCATTATCATTTGTATTATAACTTGTTAAATAACGTAATTTGTCAATTTTTGAACCTCCACATCTTATAAAATTCATAGCTTCTTTTAATTTAGTTATATTTCCACCACCTATCGCTGTCATATTTTCAATAAAAAATTTATTCATTTTATAATTTTTTTTAGTATTTTTAATTGTAATGTCACCTAAATTGCTGTTTTGTACATCTTCAACAAAGAATACACTACAACTTCTTTTATTCTTTTGCGCTAAAAGTGGTTTTAATTCGAAATTAATCTTATTCAATAAGATATCAAGTTCTTTATTATTATTTAATTTGAATAAATCATGTCCAACATATTGAGAATTCTTAGATAAATAGGATAGGGCTATTTTAAGTTCTTCCGAAATATTGTTGCCCATACGATATTTCGAAATTAAAGAGCGTAAATCGCCATTAGTTCTTGTTAATTCTATTAATAGCCTCTTCAAGGCTTTCCGTACCGAGAAAAAAAAGGTTTTCGTCATTTATCATTTGCTCAATTTCTTTTTCTAATGCTTCGGAATCAGAAGGTTCAATTCCACTTAAATGAACTTTAGTGCAGTATTGAACATACAAATCATCTTCTTTTGTTAAAATCCATTTAGCCATTTTGTCTTCAACAAATTGATTTTTATATGACTCATAATCATCAAGATAGTTGGATTTTCTAACGAAATCATCTAATTGAGACCATGCTTCTTCAGCTTCCTTTTTAGCCTGGTTTCTTTGAGTATCCATTGATTCATAAAATTCAATACTTATTTTATTTTGGTCGTGACATTTCTTTTCTAGAGCCTCTAATATTTTTAATTTTTCTTTATATTCACTTACCGTCCGTTCCTTTAATTCTTGAATTTGCCTTTTCCCATTTTTATACTTGGTTCTACCCTTATTTAATGCTTCTATAATCACTCTTGCATGATTGATGTTATTAAAGCTTTCGGCATCTTTATTCTGGTCTTCCATTCCTTTCACTTTCGTATTAATTTCTGTTCTAATTTTTCGGTCATGAATGACGCTAAAGATTCTCCAAGAAAATAAAACCTCATTACCCTGGCATTCAGATTTCTGTTTTTCACTATAATCTATTAAAACCTGCCTATAAATCTCATCATTGTTGAATCGATTTATTATGTCTTGCATTTCGGTTTCAACCTTAGTTAATGAGTTTTTAACAATATAGCAATCAATTAATTTACACCATTTAGACTTATCTTTAATCAAGTCCAGAATATCTAATGAATTAACTTTATTTGACATTTTATTTAGTGGATTTAAAATATAATTTTTTTATTTCAATATATTGAATAAATGACTATTTATAATCTATTTTATTATTTAGGTATACAATAATTTATTTTTAATATATAATTATTGTTAGAAAAAATTTTTATTTTTTTGTTTACTCAATATTTACGGAGTTTTTTATTTTT